TTTGCCATAGTTAAACGAATGCAGAATCAGTGTAAATGGAAAGCCCCGCGTTGCCACGGGGCGGATTACTGTCAACCAGCCTCAAGGGCTGCGACTTTGGTTTCAAGGGTTTCAATCTTTGCGATTGCTTCTTGTAATGCAGCAGTAAGCAGTGGCACCAATTTGGATTGGTCAATGCCTTGATAGACGGGATCACCGTTCTCGTCCACTGCATCTTTTTCACCGCTAATAGATTCAGGGACGATGGTTTGCACTTCATGTGCAAGGAAACCATCAACTGTTCTAGTGCCGTCGGCAATAAAATTAAACCGCTTTGGCGATAACTGCTTAACGCGATCGACGCCATCAGCAATATTAACGACGTTTTCTTTTAAACGATAGTCAGAAGAAGTATTAAACAGAGTGCCCGTTCCGCCGTTGTTTTGAATGCTTCCTATCACTGAACCGCTAGTATGATAAAAATATATAAAAGTGCCGTCTGTTCCGCGAGTTATGTTTGGTTGGCCGCTATTTTCAATTCTGAAACCTTCGTTTGTTTTAGTACCATTAGTTACAGCAACAAATATATCTCCATTACTCGTAATCCTCATCCGCTCGGTTGGTGCTGACGCACCATCGGCAGTAGTGGAAAACACTAGGCGGCCTGGGTAGTCGCTGGAACCGGTAGAAGAATCTGCAGCACAACTGATAGAAGCAAAGTGTGCCGCTGCTGTATCGCCAAAATAAATTTCGCCTACATTATTTCCGGCGACAAGGGAGGTGGCTGCATGATTTCTTCCAATGACAACAATTCCAGAGCTATTTGCTCCAGATGAATTGCCTAACAACACAAACTTCCCGAATTGAGTTCCTCCACCAGTAAGCGCACTAGACGTACCCACCAACAGCCTGCCAGAGCTGTCGATTCTCATCCGCTCGGTGCCACCAGTACCTGTGTGAAATTGCATTGCATCCGCTGCATGCGTATAAATAATTCGACCAGCGTTATCAACGCCGGGTTCAGCAAAATCAATAATGCCGCCAGTACTTTCACTTAACTGCACTACTGCATAATTACCAGCCAATCCTATGTGTACGGCTGCACCGCTGGGCGCATTCGGAATACTTCCTGCTACCGACAATGCACTAGATGGCGACGTCGTTCCAATCCCAACATTTCCCGAGCTGTTGATTCGCATCCGCTCGGCTGGTGTGACATTGGCGTCAGAACTTGATCGCGTACCAAAAGACAAAAAACCAATACTATTTGTACCTTCTCTGCCGTGTCCTATATACGCACCAGCGGTAGAACCTCCGGAACCTGATTCGCTAAATACAATTTGCGGTCCTTGACCAACTACTGCACTGTCGCCAGACAAAACAATATGTCCTGAATTAGTGCCGATCGTACTTGCTCCTCTGATTTCTAACTTGGCTGATGGACTGCTATCTCCAATCCCAACATTGCCAGCAGGTGTGATAACAAGTTTATCTGAGTGATTACTTCCTGGAGTTTGGAACCTTAGTTTTCCGCCGTCAACGCCAATAAAACCTATCGTACCATCGTCTGCATCTTCAATGCATATATATGCAGTCCCACCAGTACCAGAAAATTGAGCAGCTGTACTTACACCTCTTACGTGTAAAGTCCTGCTTGGCGACGACGTTCCAATGCCCAAGCGGCCTGAGCTGTCGATTCGCATCTTCTCGGTGCCGTTATGCTGCCAAATATGGGATACAGCTGTACCATCATTATTGTTGTAAATATTTGCGCCTGTACTGGCAGCATCATGAGTAATCGTTCCATAATATGAAGCATTGGAACTGTTGCTAAACCGAATTTCGTTACCAATAACACGGAGCTTTGAGGTCGAACTTGTCGCTCCAATCGCAACATTGCCCGAGCTGTCGATTCGTAGGCGCTCAGTTGAGTTTGCGTAAAACTCCAGCGATTCATCAGCAAGAGAATATCTAATTTGTCCCTTCGCATGTCCTGGAGCAGTAGACGAGCCAAGAAAAATTCGAGCGTCACCGTTCACTGAGTCAGTTACAGCAAAGATGCCATCCTTGACTTCAAGCTTTACGTCAGATGAAACTTGGCTCGTTGCCCCAATCCCAACATTGCCAGAGCTGTCGATACGCATCCGCTCACTGTTGTTAGTCTTGAATGCTAAAAATCCGTTTGCTTGATTATTAAGCTCACAGTCAGTCCCGCTATGAAATAATGCAAGTTTTTGAGTACCGCCAACACCTAAGGCAATTAATGCGCTGCTTGCTCCGTTAAGTGAAATGTTTCCGCGTCCAGATGCTGTATCAAAGGCACTCGTCGTTCCAATCCCAACATTGCCCGATGAGTCAATTCGTAGGCGCTCAATTGGAGCAGTATCAGTGGTAACTGATCGCGTACCAAAAATCAAGTGTCCATTGCCAAATCCGCTTTGAGATTGATACACCATTCCAATGCTGGCGATAGCGTTTGTAGCACTAGGTACAACCGCAAAATTTAAGTTAATAATTCGATTGGATAATGAGCCACCAGTGGCGGCAATATTTAGAGCTGCATCAGCAGCAACACCAAAGTTACTTGTGTTTGGACCTGCAATATAAGTTTTACCTACAGGCGACGTTGTTCCAATTCCCACGCGACCTGAGCTGTCGATTCGCATGCGCTCGGTTGCGTTAGTTTGAATTATTGAATCTCCAGCGGTGCTATAAACCCCTGCACCACCAATGCTTGAAATTGAAATATCTGCGGAGTTGTCAGAGTCTGTAAGAATAATTTTTGGACTTGCATTTGTTATGTGTAACGGCGCACTTGGCAACGCCGTTCCAACCCCAACATTTCCGCTTGCGTCAACAATAATGCGTGACGTTCCAGCTGTTGCAATCCCAAACTGATTAGACCCTGGCGAATAAATACCAGTGTCAGTATCAGATCCTGAATACAAACTGACTGCAGCAGCAGAGCCCGCTGGATATGCCAGCTTGCCATTGGCACTCAACAGCCCGGTGACAGCAACCGTTGAATCAAACGTTGCCGCACTCGTTACGTCTAACGTTCCAGGAACATCAACGTTGCTCGTAAATTCAACGCCTGATCCGCCAGAATCAGTTTGCAGCAGTTGACGCGCAGTACCGTTTGCCAGTTTGCTAACTGCAATTTCTGCACCAGCGTTGATGTCAGCATTGACGATTGCTCCATCAGCAATCATCGCGCTAGTGACACTGCCCGTATCACCAGTTGTTACTACCGTTCCGGTGACGTTTGGCAGCGTGATGGTGCGGTCAGCTGTTGGGTTCGTGACCGTTAAAGTTGTCTCATAATCATCAGCCGATGAACCTTCAAACACCACATTGGTGCTTGTTCCAAGGTTCAAGTCACCAGTCATTGTGCCGCCAGCTATTGCTAGCTTCTCTGAATCAACTTCTTGCAATGCTGCCTGCACATCCGTTGCAGCAATCGTTCCACTCGCAATAAACGAAATGTTGGCTGCTGTTTGACCGGCAATAGCGTTGGAAACATCGATCAAACGATATTCCGTTCCAACACCGTTAGACAGCAACATGTCAGGCGGTGCAAGCGCTACTGCAGGCGCTGCACCTGATCCTGTGCCAGACGTTTCAACAACAACGTAATGGTTTAAATTTGCCCCAGCTGGTGCGGGCAAAGCAGACCCTGCACTAAAACCTGCCGATGATCCAGCAGTCGTAACGCTGCTAACTAAGTTGGTATTTGCGTTATACGTTCCAGCATTAACAAGGTTACCGGACAGAACCGTAATCGGGATAAAAGCTGACCCTGTATAAACGTACAAATCAAGGCTGGTCTCATCCCAGAACAGCTGGCCTTTAAAATCACCATCCGGGAAGATAGTTACGTTATCGCTGCCTAAAGCACCGCCAAATTTAACTGTAGATTCATTGGCTAGCTTTTCTGCAGTAATTGAATCGTTGGCTATCAAAGAAGTGTTGATAGTTCCAGAAGTTAGCTTTGCGGCAGAGTGATCAGGAATGTCAGCTGCATCTAAAGTGTCTCCCGCAGAAACAACGCCTTTCGCGGTAACTGTAACTTTGGTATATGTTCCACTGGTTACAGTATTGTTGATTGATAAATTACCGCTTGCATCAACAGCAAGACCTTCATTGGTAGGGACACTTACAGCGCCTTTTGCTGAATTTGTTGCGGTCGGAAGGTCTGACGATGTAATTGCACTGCCGCCAGTAATCAAACCATTGGCATTGTAAGTAACAAGATGCTTGACGCTACTTGGAGTGACACTGTTGTCAATCTGAATCGTGTCGGTGCTTAAAGCGAGTCCACCACCATTAACGATGACGCCACCCTTTGATGTAGTGGTTGGTGTAGGTAAGTCGCCGCCATCAATCGTGCGGTAACCAACCGTTCCACCAGATCCAACCGGTCCGGCAAGAAACTGTGCTGCAGAAGCAGTGTTATCTATTGAAGCTGTAATTGTCGCCGTACCACTACTTACTGTGGTAGTGATATTGACGATGCCTGCTGTCGTGTCAGTAAAAGCATTAACAGAGGCAGGTGCTTTAGTATTTAACCATGCAGTACCGCTCCAAACATATAGGGAATTATCATCGGTGTCTAGGGCTAACTGTCCTATAAAACCACCAGAAGTGGGTAACGTAGATGCAAGAGCTACAATTACATTATCTGCAATCTTTGCTGAAGTGATTGCATCAGCTGCAATCTTGACTGTTGTTACGCCTGAGTCAGCCAGTGCTGCTGTGGCGATACTGCCAGAATCAAATAAAATTTTTGCGCCAGGGATCGTATTGTCGTTGATTAGCGTGACCCCATTGGCAATCAAATCGCCAACCGTAAGCTTTGAAGTCTGTGAAGCCGATGAATCAACAACAGCCAATTGGTCAGCTGACGCCAAGTCTGAACCGCTTAGCGCAGGCAGTTGGCTAATTTTTAGATCAGACATGGGCGTTTAGCCTCCAGGGCTACAGTCCAGAGCTTTCAGTCAACAGCTTAGCTGAGCTGTCCTGATCCAAAAGTATCTCATCACTATCTTCCTGTAAAACCTTGGGCGGATCGGTCTCAAACTGGGCTTTTAGCTCAATCGGCCCCGTAGTGACAAAATCCGCTGTAATTTGAACCGCTTCATCAGCAACAAACTGAATCGCGCAAGACGTTAGAACACCCTCGACTTCATGCCAGATGGAGTCGTTAGTTGCAAAAGGGTTATTGCCGGCAGTTTGACCGGCTGTTTTGATGTAAAACTGCCCGATAAACCGACTGCCGACCTTGGTACGCAACAGCAGTTGCAGCAAATACTGAGGCAGTTCTTTTTCGGTATCGCCTGTGTACTCCCAAAAACACGTAACTTGTCCAGACCCAGACATTAAGCTGCTTATCTGCGAACGAAAACTATCGGACAAAGATGTTGTATCTACTGTTTCGCGTTGAGTATTTAGCTCATAACTTCTTACCTGCGATAAAATCCTAAACTCCGCAGATTGTATAATTATTTTGATCTGTATTGACGCACTAGGTTTTGCAAGTGCTGTGGCATTTGCTATTTTGCCGTTTACTGCATCAGCAAAAGAATCGTAAAGACGTATTCCATTTAAATCGTCAACGTTGATAAATTTTCGTACCGCTCTTGCTGAGTAACCGCTGATAAAAGACAGTGCTGCATTGGCTTTGTTGCTAATTCTGACTTCATCGCCTGTCAACAATTGACCTGGCTCAAAGTCAAAACTAAAACGCTTTCTGTCTGTATTTACGTCACTAGGAACCACCGTTCCATCAATTTGAGTGTCGTTGAACTGGCGCTTTAGCTCAACATTGCCAAAAGTTCCGAGGTAAATGCTCATCAGATATTAACCGCAACTGGAGCGCCTTGGCATTGGAATTGAATATCTGCTGCTACAATGTCGCCAACAGACATTGATAAAGATATGTTAGTAATAAAAACTCTCATATCAATAAATTTGCCAGAAGTTGTTCCATCATCTACGTGCAAACGTAATCTAAAATTTTGCAAACCTGTGTCAGGGTC